GCACGGACGCCTCGACGGGCGCACCGACGACTCCGCGGAACGCGCGGCGCAGATCATCGTCGACGCGTGGCGGCAACTGCCGCCCGGCATGCGCGGCGAAGCGAAAGAAGGGGCCACGCGCTGCAGCGTCGACGGCTGCACCGAACCCTCGAGGCGCCACGCTGCTGTCTGCGAACGGCATCGTGCGCTCGACCCGGCACGCAAGACCTGCCCATGCGGCAAGACACTGAAAGCGGGAGACGGCCGTCGATGCGCTGCGTGCCGCAAACGGAAACACCGCGCCGCATGAACCACTTGCATGGAATCACACGCGTGTGGTATCGTGACATCATAAGATCGGGAGACGTGCAGCAACCACCCCATGCACACTCCACCACGGAGGGCGCAGCGTGAAGCAACTGACACGCGACTCCGCCCTCGACCGCGCTGCCACCGTTCTCGCAGAAGCCGAACTGCGCGCCGGCAGTGAACACGCCCACCAGCTGATCCAAGTCGCCGAAACGTGGATCAGCATCGCTCAACTACTCGACACATGAGCCAGGGACGACGACGGTCGCCGCTTCCCGCGGATTGGGACAAGCGGCGCCGCAAGGTGATGCGACGAGACCAGCGCACCTGCCAACTCGCGGGGCCACGCTGCACCATCGCGGCCACCGAGGTTGACCACATCGCGGGGCACGACGACCACGCGCTCGGCAACCTGCAAGCGGTCTGCTCGACGTGCCACGCCACGAAGACCGGCAAGGAAGCGCGCGCGCGGCAACCCAGCCGCAAGCGACCACCCGAACCACACCCAGGGATTGTCACACCCGACGAGTAACCTGACTCGCATAGGTGGACCCGGCGCCGCTGCAACGGCCCGGGTCCTGGCCACCCCCCGTCGAACAAACGTCTAAAGGTCGGCGGGTAATGCGTCGGCCTGGCTTCCCAGGTATCCAAGTCCCGGCTGGCGGATCGCCGACACGGCGTTCCGCCTGATTGGAGGCCGACATGGGCTCCCGAGGACCGGTTGGCAAGCGATCCGATCAGCGGCACGGTCATCGGACGGCGGCAGAGAAGGCGCAGACCGACAAGGTCGAGGTCTTCGGTGCGGTCGCGGTGCCGGACGCTGACGAGACGTGGCACGAGAAGGCGCGGAGCCTGTTTGAGTCGCTCGCCGATTCGGGGCAGGCTCGCTGGTATGAGCCGTCGGATTGGCAGTACGCTCGGCTGTTGTGCCAGCTGCTGTCGGACGAGCTCGAGGCGGAACGGCCGCGTGCCGTCATGGTGCAGACGATCATGTCGGGGCTGTCGGATCTGCTGGTGACCGAGGGCGGTCGTCGCCGGGTCCGGTTGGAGATCGAGCGGGATCAGTCCGGCTCGGTGGACGCTGACGTCGCTGCGCTTGATGACTTCCGTTCTCGCGTCGGATAAGCCGGAGACGCTGCCGGCGGGCGTCCCCGACTTGACGCTTGGTTATCTGGCGGGTCAGTGGGCGCAGCGGTGGTTGATCCAGCCGAACGGTCCGCGGGCCGGCAAGCCGTTCCGGTTCACGCGCGGTCAGGCTCGCTTTCTGCTGTGGTGGTATGCGCTCGACGAGGACGGCCGCTGGCTGTTCGATCATGGAGTGCGCCGGCTGGCGAAGGGGTCGGGTAAGTCTCCGTTCGCGGCGGTGCTAGCGCTCATCGAGTTCTGCGCGCCCGTGCGCCTTGACGACTTCGACCCGGACGCGCCGGGCGGGGTGCGTGGCCGGCCGGTCGACATGCCGCTGGTGCAGATCGCCGCGACGGCGGAGACGCAGACGGCGAACACGATGCGGATGGTGCGCGCGTTCGCGCCGCGAGGGTCGGAGGTCGTCCGCGAGCACCAGCTCGACCCAGGCAAGACGAAGTTTTACAAGTTGCCCGAGGGCACGTTGGAGATCATCACGAGCTCGGCGACGGCTGCGGAGGGCGCCGAGGGTTCGTTCGTGATCGCTGACGAGACGGAGTACTGGGGCCCGAACAACGGCGGCGATGACTTGGCTGCCACATTGCAGGACAACTTGGCCAAGTCCGGGTCGCGGATGTTGGAGACGTCGAACGCGTGGGTGCCGGGCCGCGACTCGGTCGCCGAGGACACGTACCAGGCGTGGCTCGCCCAGGAGGAGGGGCGGGTCCGTTCGGAGACGCGCATCCTGTATGACGCGCGGATGGCGCCGGCTGACACGGATTTGAGCGACCCGGAGTCGCTGCGCTCGGCGCTCGAGTGGGTCTACGACGACTGCGACTGGAAGCGGCCGCACTTCCAGGGCGAGCCGGATGAGTCAGCGGACGTTGACGTGTGGCCGTTGATGCAGCGCATCTGGTCGCCGCGCGCGCGGGTGGACGACAGCAAGCGCAAGTACTTAAACTGGCCGACCGCGGCGGAGGACTCGTGGTTGGCGCCGGAGGAGTGGAACCGTCTCGCGGACGCGTCGGTGGTGGTCGCTGACGGCGACGAGATCGTCATGTTCTTTGACGGCTCGAAGTCGCGTGACGCGACCGCGCTGATTGGTTGCCGCGTCGACGACGGGCACGTCTTCGCGCTTGGCGTGTGGGAGCCCGACCCGAACGACCCAGACGACACGGTTGACGCTGCCGACGTTGACGCGACGGTGGCGCAAGCGTTCCACCGCTACTACGTCGCCGCGTTCTTCGCGGACGTGCAGGAGTGGGAGAGCTTCACGAAGACGCATTGGCCGCAGCAGCACGGCGACCATCTGCGCATGTGGTCGGCGCCTAAGGCTCGGCCGCCAGAGTCGATCGCGTGGGACATGAGGTCGTACCGGTATGACTTCGCGAAGGCCGCAGAGGCGTGCCACGCCGACATCCTCGAGGGCCAGTTCACCCACGACGGTGACTCGCGGGTTGCGCGGCACGTCGCGAACGCGCGACGGCGCCCGTACCGCGACGCGAAGTCGATCGGCAAGGAGTCGCACGACTCGCCACGCAAGATCGACGCTGCGGTGTGCGTGATCGGCGCGCGGATGCTTCGCCGCATGTACCTGGCAAGCGGCAAGCGCAAGAAGCAGAAGACCGGACGCGCGATGTTCGCGTCGTAGGGGGTGGACGGTGCCACTATCCGATCGTCAGGCGATCGACCAGGCGTCGAGCCTCCTTGACTACCGCAACGGTGAGCAGCACCGCATCGAGCGGATCCACCGTTATTGGCGCGGCCATCAGCAGTTCTACTGGCTGCCGACGGGCGTGCCGCTCGAGGTGCGTCGGATGGCGGAGATCAGCCGTGTGAACGTGCTGAAGTTCATCGTTGACGCTGCCGCCCAGTCCATGTACGTGGATGGGCTGCGCGAGCCGGGCGCTGACGGCAACGAGCCGGTGTGGGACGTGTGGCAGGCGAACCGGATGGACGCGCGGCAGGTCGAGTTGCACCGGTCGACGCTCGCCTACGGGGCCGGCTACGCGGTGGTGCTGCCGGGCGATCCGCTGCCGGTGATCCGCGCGCGGTCTCCGCGGAAGATGACGTGCGTCTACGACGCCGACGAGGACTGGCCGCAGTGGGCGATCGAGGAACGCGACGACGGCCTCTATCGGCTGTTTGACGCGACGGCGGTCTACTGGCTGCGCCGCAACGACTTCGGCAACCTCGAGGTCGTCAACACGCAGGAGCACGGCGTCGGCGTGGTGCCGGTCGTCCGGTTCCGCGACCAGGGCGAGATCGACGGTGAGGTGCTCGGCCAGGTCGAGCCGCACATCCCGCTGCAGGACCAAATCAACCTCACAACGTTCAGTCTGCTGGTGGCGCAGCACTACGGGGCGCACCGTCAGCGGTACATCATCGGGTGGCTTGCCGAGTCGGAGGAGCAGGCGTTGCGCGCGTCGGCGCAGCGGCTGTGGACGTTCGAGGACGACCCCGACGACGTCAAGATCGGCGAGTTCGAGCAGACCGACCTGTCGGGCTACATCGAGTCGCGTGAGGCGTCGCTGCGGCACATGGCGGCGCTGTCGCAGACGCCGGTCCACGAGATGCTCGGGCAGATGGCGAACCTGTCGGCGGAGGCGCTGGTCGCTGCCCGCGACAGCCACAACCGCAAGATCGCCGAGCATCAGACGATGATGGGCGAGTCGCACGAGCAGGTGATGCAGCTTGCCGGCGCGATGTCTGGGTTGGCCGTGTCGCCGCAGGCGTGGGTGCGCTGGCGCGACATGGAGGGCCGTTCGCTGTCGCAGACCGCGGACGCGCTCGGCAAGGCCGTCGAGTCGCTTGGCATCCCGGCACGCGCGATGTGGGACCGGTTCGCGGAGGCGCTCGGCGCGTCGCAGCAAGAGGTCGAGTCGTGGGTTGAGATCTCCGAGCAGATGGACCCGATCGCGCAGATGGAGCAGGAGTTCCAGCGGCAGGCGAGCAACTTCGAATGAGCGCCGAAGGCCGCAAGCTCACCGAGGACCATCGGAAGAAGCAGCTTGCGATCGGCGCTCGGCTCAAGCGCGACATCATCAGGGTTTGGCGCACCGAGTACGACATCAACGAGATCTTGGCTTCAGAAGCGCGCGTCGTAGCGGCACTCAAGGATATGCTGGCTGACTACAAGCGCGAGTCCGCCCAGGAAGGCGCCGCCTACTACAAAGCGTTCCGCGAAGTCGCCGGGCCAGGCTCCATCAACGTCAAGCCCTACTTCGACCTCGACGGCAGCCGCGTCGAGCAATCCGTCGGTTATCGCGCGCGCATCTTACCGCTCAAGGCGATCAAGGCGGGCCGGTCAGCCGACGAGGCGTCGAAGATGGCGTTGCAAGCGACCACCGGCGCGTCGGAACGCCTGGTTCGCGAGGGCGGACGCGAGACGATCACGCGCATGGAAGACGAGGACCCGTTCAACAAGGGTTGGCAGCGCGTCGTCGGACCGGAGCCGTGCGCGTTCTGCGCGATGCTCTCCGCGCGTGGTGGTGTCTACAGCCGCGCGACGGTCGCGTTCGAAGCGCACGACCACTGCCAGTGTGAAGCCGAACCGATCTTCTCGCGCGAGCGGTACTTGTCGCCGAGCCAGCAAGAGCTCAAGGAGCTCTACGACAAGTACGCGAAGGGCAAGCGGCACCCCGAGCGTGCCTATCGTCGCGCGCTCGCCGAGCAGCGCGAACGCGCCCTCGAGGAGGGCTCTTAGAGGTTTCCGTCCCGACATGGGGCGGTCGTGGATCCCGACACGGGAGGCAACCGCATGTCCGATGAACGGCAAGACGACGTCGAGCAGACCGAGCAGGCGGAGCAGGCCGAGCAGCCGACGCAGCCCGACACGGGCGCCGAGGACGCTGGCGAGCCTGACTACAAGGCCGAGTTCGAGAAGTGGAAGGCGCTGGCCCGCAAGCACGAGCAGCAGGCCAAGGCGAACGCGGACAAGGCCAAGCGTCTCGACGAGCTCGAGGAAGCCAACAAGTCGGAGCAACAGAAGCTCGCCGACAAGGCATCCGAGGCAGAGAAGCGCGCCCAGCAGGCCGAAGCGAAGGCGCTTCGCTTCGAGGTTGCCACCGAGAAGGGCGTGCCGAAGAAGGCGATGAAGTTCCTCACCGGCGAAACGCAGGAGGAACTCGAGTCGCAGGCCGACGAGATCCTCGAGCTGCTTGGCGAGACGCAGCAGTCGGAAAGCCCGCAGCGCACTCCTCGTGAGCGGTTGCGGCCCGGCGCGTCGGACAGCGGACCACAGCCTGACCCGAAGAAGATCGCCGACAGCGTGATGCGTGGCGGTCTCTGATCTGATGGAGGACTAGCCGATGGCATTCCTGACCGCACAGGGCATCTCCAGTGTCGCGATCGAACTGCTCGTTCGTGAGCTGGTGCTGCCTCGCACCGTGTCGATGATCCCTGGCGGCGAGTTCGCCGGCCACAACGGGGACACGATCACTGTCCGCGTGCCGCAGCCCGGCACCGCCCGTACCCAGTCGTCGCCCGGTGACTCAATCACCTACGACGACATCGACGAGATCCCCGTCAACGTGACGCTGTCGCACCTGTACCACGGCAAGCGGATCAGTGACGAGGAGCTGTCGCTCGACATCGAGTCGTTCGCACGTCAGGTGACCCGCGTGCAGGTCGCCGCGGTGGCCACTGGCGCCGAGGACACCCTCACCACCGTCATGAACGACCAGTCTGCGGACGCGTCGTTCGCCTCGTCGGAGGACACCGACGACACGCTCGACAAGATCTACGGGGCGCGCGAGTTCCTCGGGAACAAGAACGCGCCGCCGGGTGACCGGTACCTCGCCGTCTCGCCGGAGATCGCCAGCCGCATCCTCAAGGTGCTGGTGAACCGTGAGGTTCCCGACACCGACGGTGCGCTGCGCAACGCGGTGCTCGGCAACATCGCCGGGTTCACCGTCGTCGAGTCCAACGGCCTCGACTCCGGCACCGCCGTGGCCTATCACCGGTCGGGCTTCGCGATGGCGAACCGCACGCCGGTCGAGCCTCGCGGCGCGACCGACTCGAGCACGGCGACCAGCCAGGGCCTCGGGGTGCGTCACATCTTCCAGTACAGCCCGGACATCCTGTCGGACACCAGCGTGGTGTCGACGTTCGCCGGGTCGGCTGCCGTGGTTGACAGTGACGACACGGCGCCGGACGTCAAGCGGTTCTACAAGCTCGACACCGCTGCCTAGTGGACGGGCCGGTGCTGCGGCGGGTCACGCCTGACGACGCTCGGGCGTGGCTCGCCCGCAG